AACCACGGCAGTGGATCAAATGAAAGGCTCGTGGAAAGATGAGCTAATTTTAATTTGTCTTTTGGCTCCGGCAACACTTGTATTTTTTCCAGGAATGACTGTACATATAGAAGCTGGGTTTGTAGCCCTGCAGCAGCTTCCGGATTATTATAAACATTTATTATATATTGCCTGCTCAGCGAGCTTCGGCATCAAGGCCGGAAAAGGTGCAATGGGATTAATTAAGAAAAAATAATGCCATTTAAATCAGAGAAACAAAGAAAATATCTTTGGGCTAATGAACCAGAAATTGCAAAAAAATGGTCTAAGGAATATGGTAGTTCCATTAATGCGAAAGATGGTGTAAATCTTTCACAACTTAGAAAAAATTCTAAAAATCCAAAAGGGGTTGCAAAAGGTTGTGGTCTTGTAATGGAAGATAGAAGAAAGGAAACAAAGTATGCCTAATTTAGCAGAAAGAGTCATGGAACATGAAGGGTTCGTTAATAAAATTTATAAAGATACCCTAGGTTTTGCCACAATTGGTTTTGGTCATAAGGTAACTGAATCTGATAATTTTGAAGAAGGAGTAGAATACTCTAGAGAAGAATTAGAAAAGGTATTTCATCACGATTTAGAACACGCACAATTATTATGTGAAAAAATGTTTATGTGTGATTTAAGTTATGATCCTCCTGAATTATTAAGGGACATTTATACAGAAATGATTTTTCAACTTGGCCCTGGTGGAGTCTCCAAGTTTAAAAAAACATTTGATTATGTTAAACTTAAACAATTTAAAGATGCAAGTATTGAGATGCTCGATTCGAGATGGAATAAGCAAACCCCTAACAGGGCAAAAGCTTTAAGTGATTTAATGGCTTCTGTTGAAGCATGAAATTACCTGGAAAAAGATTTGGTCCTCCTCCACTAAGAGGTCCATTACCACAAGGTTTAAAATATAAACCTTTAAAAGTTACAAAGATAAAAATATCAGACGATTTTCCTAGTTTTAAAAACGGAGGATTATCTAATGATAAATTAATTAAAAAAATAAGGAAAAATTATGCCTGATCCAGTGATCATTTTAGTTGAAAGACTAAGAAAAGAAATAAAGACTAGACAAGAGCAGCTAACTCAAGTTATAACAGGAGATGTGAAGGAACTTATCACATATAAGTATGTGTTAGGACAACTTCATGCTTGGAATAAAATAGATCAGGAACTCACGAACCTGCTAAAAAAACAGGAGCTAGATGACGATGAATAAAACTAATGTAATCCCTACAAAAGTTTTTGCCTTAGAAAAAAAGAATAAAGAGAAAAAAGATACCAGAACAGAACTAGAAAAACTACCTGATCCTTGTGGTTGGAGAATAGTTGTAATGCCTTTAAAAATTAAAGAAAAAACTAAAGGTGGAGTATTACTAACAGATAAAGTTGTTGAAGAAAGTCAATGGACTACAAATGTTGGGTTGGTAATGAAAGTTGGAGATTTATGCTATTTAGATAAGATAAAATTTCCTACTGGTCCATGGTGTAAAGAGAAAGATTGGATACTCTTCGGTAGATATGCTGGAGCAAGAATTAAAATCGACGGTGGAGAACTAAGGATACTTAATGATGACGAAGTTATGGGCATTGTAAAGAAACCTGAAGATGTCTTATCACCGCTAACAAACTAACATGAGGAGATAGTCATGCCAGAAGCACAACCATCATTAAGTGAAGAAAAAACAATACCTATTGAGGATACTGGAAATCCGGTAGATGTTGAAGTAAAAGAAGAACAAACAGAGGAAAACCAAAGTACTCCTGTTGAAACACAAGAAGAAACTCCAGAATCTTCAGAACATGAAGAATATTCTTCAGGTGTTAAAAAAAGAATAAATGATTTAACAAAAAAATGGAGAGAAGAAGAACGTCAGAAAAAAGCAGCACTTGAGTTCGCTGAAAGTGCAAAGAAAAAAAATGATGAACTTCAAAAGAAATTTACAAGTTTAGATGATACTTATATTGAGGAAGTTGCTCAAAGAGTAGATGCTACTGAAATGGCTTTAAAAAGAGCTTTATCAGAAGCTCATCAAAAACAAGATTTTGACGCTGTTGCAGAAGCTCAAGCTAAATTAGCAGAGAATGCTGTTCATAAACAAAGAGTAGTTGCTGCTAAAAATAAAAAAGATGTAGCCCCTAAAGAGGAAATTGTTTCTCAAGGAGCTCCTCAACAAGTACAACAGCAAGTCCAACAACAACAAGCTCCTCAACCAAGCCAAAAAGCTCTTCAATGGGCTCAACGTAATCAATGGTTCGGTCAAGGAGAAGGAAAAGATCAAGCAATGACCTATGCTACATGGGGCATTCATACTACTTTAGTTAATGAAGGAATGGATCCTGAGTCAGATGATTACTATAATGAAATTGACACTAGACTAAAGGGGTATTTTCCTGATAAGATAGGACAAACGAATTCTAACACAAGTATAGCTAGCAATAAGGTCGCTCAGACTGTTGCTGGCGCTAATACTCGTGTTGGAAATAAAACTGGGCGCCGCACTGTGAAGCTCACACCATCACAAGTAGCTATAGCTAAAAAGCTTGGTGTGCCATTAGATGAATACGCAAAATTCGTGAAGGAGTAAAACATGGAAAACGTAAAACTTAAAAAAACTACCCGACACGCTGAAACTAGGGACATTGAAGCTCGTAAAACGGTATGGTCCCCGCCGAGACAACTAGATGCACCTGAACCACCGGAAGGGTTCAAGTATCGTTGGCTTAGGGAGTCACTCCAAGGTCAGCCTGATGATAAAAATATTACATCAAGGTTGAGAGAGGGGTACGAACTAGTCAGAGATGATGAATTATCAGCAGAGGATAAATTAAAATATCCTTCGTTGGCTGAAGGTAAATATAAAGGTGTAATAGGAGTTGGAGGTTTGTTATTAGCTAAAATTCCTGTTGAATTGGCTAAATCTCGAAATGAATATTTTGAGAGAAAGTCAAAAGAGACACAAGAAGCTATTGACAATGAGGTTTTAAAAGACGAGCACCCGAGCATGCCTATTACTAAAAATAGGAGCTCAAAAGTAACATTTGGGGGTTCTCAATAATTCTGAATTGGTCGGAATATTGATGCCTCTAGAAAAGGAGTAAATTATGGCAAATGTAGATGCGCCTAGAGGATGCGTGCCTGTGAAAATGCTTGGAAACAAGTATGAATCAGCTGGATTCTCTACTTATAAAGTTGCTTCTGGTTACGCATCAAACATCTTTAATGGCATGGCTGTACAATTAAATGCTAGTGGAACTATTGAAAAAGCGGTAGACGCTAAATCAAATAGTGCTAAAATAGTAGGAATTGCTGCAGGTGTAAGTTACACTGATTCAACTGGAAAACCAGTTTGGAAAAACTTCTGGCCAGCTTCAACTGCAACGCAAGGCGCAGTAGATGCGGAAATTAAAGTTTATGATGATCCAGACCAACTATTCATCGTTCAAGCGGACGGTGCTGCTGATCAAACATCAGTAGGAGCCAATGCACCTATGGTAGGTAACGCAAATGGCAACACAACTAATGGTATGAGTACAATGGAACTCGACTTTTCAGCATTAACAGCTTCAGATGAGCAGTTAAGAGTTATTGGAATAGTTCAAGATCCTGACAATACTGCTGGTTTAACAAACGTAGATTTGGTTGTTAGAATTAACGATCATGCCTACACTAACTTAGCGGGGATATAATATATGGCTATTTCAAGATCCCAGTTAGCCAAAGAATTAGAGCCGGGTTTAAATGCTCTCTTTGGCTTAGAATACAAACGCTATGAGAACGAAGCAGCAGAAATCTTCGACCAAGAAAGTTCAGACAGAGCTTTTGAAGAAGAAGTAATGTTAGGTGGGTTCGCTGGAGCTCCTGTGAAAAATGAAGGTGCAAGTATTAATTATGATACTGCGCAAGAATCTTTCACTGCGAGATACACTAACGAAACCATTGCTCTTGCTTTCGCTATCACTGAAGAAGCTGTAGAGGATAACCTTTACGACAGAGTCAGTGCTAGATACACAAAAGCACTAGCCCGTTCGATGGCTAATACTAAGCAAGTTAAGGGT